TAGTATCATTCACTAGCTTCCATGTACAGTTCTTTGGCAAACTGTTTTAATTTTTGTTTATCTAATTTTATATCTGTCTGGTCGATATAATTACCTAAAAAGGTAAGTGTGTCTTCACCTTGTTCTAATATATCTTCTCGTACTGAGGCGCCTATATCCGTAGGGTCTTCAATCACATCAATAGCATGTATGTTGATAGAATTATATAGTCTGTCCATCAACCTTTCAAACATATCATTGTCTGACCTATTTGATACAAACAATTTAACAAAACACTTATCGAATTGATTAATGTCAATCTCATCATAGTTTGTTTCTTTATCATTATAGATAATCTTTTTAAACATTCTATTAGGATTTTCTATTCTTGTTAGTTCTCTAGTTTCAGTATCAAATACATGAAACCCTTTAGGACACTCATAGTCTGACCATGTCATTTCATATTGTGTACCAAGATAGTATATGTGACTATCATCTGATTTCTTATGAAAATGACCAGACATAACTTTTTCAAATCTTTTAAATATAGATTTTTCTAAACCATGGTCATTGAAATGGCCGTTATGCATTTCAAAACCTTTAACTTCTAAATGACCCATAGCAATAGTAGCTTGTGTACTTTCTATTGTCTTAATACTTTCCGCTTCATTGTCATCACAAATCCAAGGTATAAACAATATTGGTAGACCATCAAACTCAACTGTTGTTGATAGTGTATATACTTTGGCGTCTTTTGATATATCAAGATTCTGCATGGCATTTACTTCATTTGTGTTCTTGTAGTAAGTGTCATGGTTACCAATAATAATATGTGTATCAATGCCTTGCTCATCTAGTCTATTCCAGAATACTTTTTTAAAGTTGTGAGCTGTGTTATGATTGATAAATTTTCTTCTATCTACCACATCACCTAGGTGTATCAATGTTTTGATATCATATTGTTGCAAATATGGAAAAAACAACTCATTATAAAATTTGTTTTGAAATTCAATAAATGCTGGCGAATCATTACGACACCCAAAGTGAGTGTCATTCAGTAGGGCTATCTTCATTTCTTTTTAGATTTCTTCTTAGTTTCTGCTTTATGTTTTTCTTTTTTAGTAGGTTCTTCCTGTACCATATTCTTTTGTAGGAATTCTGTAAACTGATTTTTAAATTCTCTTTCTTCACCAGGNTGTAAAGCCATATCATCATAATTCGCTTCTTGAATCATTCTCTGTTTGATAGTTACCTGTTTTTTCTCTTTCTGTATTCTTCTTATAAATGCATAATAGATTATTTGTGTGAAGTAAGCAAACGGATTGTTTGACTTTTCTGGATTAAAGTTGTTTAAATATTGTAAACAGTTTTCTATACCATCACTAATCATATCATCTCTATAGGTGTAGTTGATAAAATTAGGTCTGTATGATAGGTGATTCGCTATTTTTAAAAAACATTCACCAACATAATCTGGTACTCTAGGATTCTTTTTACCTGCTTTTTTTGCTTTGTCAACAGTCTTTTTATACTCGACCATAGCGGCCAAGAATTCTTTGTTGTTAACATAGTGTTCTGCTTTTGCTTTTGATTTTGCCATAATATCCTCAATTTCTATATATAATACTCTAAGTTGATTAAATTGTCAAGCTTAGTTTGTTTTTAATCCACGGTTGCCAATATTTTTTTTATGCGTATAATAACGGTGTCCGTTTTCAGAAACACCTTTAAGTACCTAGTGTATTGTTGGTTCATCTTCATCATCATCAAATTCTCTAAAGATTTCATTTAGTTTATTATTCTCTTCGGGGGAGAATTCTTTTTTATGATAGTTCTCATCTCTCTTAGGTTTATCTAAGTTATCATAGTTTTTAATTATTTCACCATAACTACCACTCATCTCTAAGGAGGCGTTGGTAATTGTCATAATTTTATCTTTAGGAATAGTAACGACTTTATCCATTGTATAATTTGTCCAACGAATCAAAGCAATGTAATCTCTAAACCCCATTGGTGTCATCTGAGGAACATATTTAATTTGTAATGGTTTGTCAAGTCTGATTAAAGGACCATTGTCTGGTAACTGTTTGTCACCAGTAGGTAGAACGGTAACAATGTCATCACCGTTAACTAATTTTATTATTTTAACTGTTGTTTTCATTGTTCAATTCTATGTTGTGTATTTCATAATCAAAATCTTCTTCACTATAGATATTTATCCTTTCTCTAAAGTGGTTGAGTGTATAGTTCTCTTTCTCATTATATGTTAAGTCATCTGCAATATCATATAGTGTAGCAGAACCATTATTATCTTTTAATCTTAATCCACGACCAATTGATTGTAAATTTCTTATTCGTGATTTACTAGGAGAAGAAAAGATAATGTTGTGTAAGTTACGAATATTAATACCGGTACTAAAGGTTCCGTAGCTTGCCACGATAATAGCATTGTCAGCCTTTTCTGTAAGTTCTCTAATCTTTTCCCTTTCATCTGTATCTACTCCTCCGTGAACATAAAAAACCTGTTTATCAGGTGCCTTTAATTTTATATCTTCATATAATTGTTTACCATGTTTTTCTACATACTGAAACAAACATAATGTATTACCATTTAGACCAGCGGCCAAGTTTCGTATAAATTTATTTCTTTTATCAGATTGTACTATGTAATCCATTTCTTCTTGGTAACTCATACCACTAGCATGTTTACACTCAATCGCACCATGTTTTAATATAAGGCAGAAAATTTTTAAGTCTGCTAACTGTTTCTTTTCTTGTAGTTCTACTGTAGAAACCACCTTGTTGACTGTACCAAAAAGTCCTTCTAACACCAACTTGTGTGTTTGTGTACCATCTAAAGTACCTGTTAGTCCTACTCTATATGGGCACTTTTCTAATTTTGTCAATATCTTTGTAAGTGAAACAGCCTTAAATAGATGTGCCTCATCACCTACTATCATACCAACATCTTTAAAATATTTTTTAGGTTGTGTATAGATTGATTGCCATGTAGATATAATCACAGGTTTATTTGTTTCTTTAGAATGACCTTGATATATTCTATGTACATGTTTTTCAGGCGACCAACCATAATCTTTGAAGTCTTTAAACAGTTGTTCTACCAATGATGTGGTTGGAACAATAATAAGTATTTTTTTCTTATCAGCTTTTAACCGAAGAATGTTAAACCTAATAAGAAGATAGACAATAAGAGATTTTCCACTAGCTGTGGGTGAAAGTAATAAAGTTCTATTTTTTCTAACTGCATGTATGAATGCCTCCTTTTGGTAATCTCTGACCTTGAATGGAATATTTAGTGCTTCAATGAATTTGTCAACCTTTGCGTCATCAACTTTAGTATCTTGTATNTTAGTACCATCAACAACTTGNACATTATTATCTTCACACCACTTTAAAATATAAGGGTATAGACCAACATAGATTTGACCTGTCTGATATGAGAANAATCTAATCTTACCGTCCCATACTCTGTTTCTAAACTGAGGCATAAACTTAAAACCAGGNACNTCAAATGTAAANAATTGTCCTAATTCTCTTCGTATGTCTTCGTCTGCTTCAATTTTTAAATAGACATCATCTTTTTTATCTATAATTATATATCTTGTTAAACTCATTTATAAAATCCATGTCATAAGTGAATATCTATCACCTTTAATTACTTTTTTAACTTCATGTGAGTACATAAAATTACTAGGAAAAACAACGCCTGAGGCCTTTGTTTGTTCTGGTATATAGTCACCATCACAAAATACAATTTCACCACCCTCTTCAGCAGTTTGTAAAAATATTAATGCTGTTAGATGTGGGTAACCGTACTGTTGTCCATGTGAATGATGTATATTATCAATATGATTTTTCATAAAACCACCCTCTGTATAATGATTCATTCTAAAGGGTGTAAAANTTTGTGGTATTATTTTTGTATGTGTTTTGATATAGTCATCAACCATACCTCTAAAACCAGTTTTTAGTTCTTCATAAAATTTATCTTGTCTATTAATCCAATACTCTTTCATATCTACTCTGTCATTAGTTCTAGGAGATATGCCATCACTTGTAGAAAATGATGATTGATTCCATTCACCATTAGAATGATAATGTTGTATTACCTCATCAGCTAAGTTACGACTAATTGCAAACGGATATGTGTGAATAAAATCTGTTACATGCATTAGATAGCACCACTAGTAAACTTACGCCAATCAATTGCGTTCTTGATTGTAAAAGTTCTATTAGTGATTTGTCTAATTGTTCTATCTAGGAAATCTACACATGCTTGTAGATAATCAACCTTTTGTTTTGCCTTAATATATTCTTCATCTGAGTAAATATATTGGTCAACATCTTGTCTAAGTAATTTAAAGTTAAAAGGTTTTTGTGCATATACTGAGGCGTCTGCCTTACCAGTATAGTATTCCCAAAGTTGTCTTTTTGTATTGTACAAATCACCTTCAGCACGACTTAACATTAACTTAAATTTAGTTAAATGTTTTAGGTACTTGTTGTGTAATTGAGGAGTTTTAAGTGATTCTAAATCAAGTTCAGTATCGTTAATCTTTAAATCACTATCAGCTTGTTCTTGTAGTTTTTCTAAATCCATAATAATCATATCCTATCATAATATTGTATAAATGTAAAGCTTCTAAGAGGTTGTTACAGTTGTTCTACCTGCACCCTTAGTAGCAAATTCGTATATTTTGTACTTCATTGTAACAGAGGCCGATAAGTAATCTACATCATTAGCCTGTTGNTTAAANTTTAGTCCTGACAATGCCACAGGAAACATATCTGAAAATCTTACTTCTATATTTGCTGTATTTTTACTAGTCAACACATTTAAAGTTGCGTCTGAGAAGGCAGGTCCTAATGGTACTGGAGAACCTGTCACTTTGCCTGCGTCTGTCGTTGCGTCACTCTTTCCGTCTGTCGGAAACCTGTCCTTGGCGGCGTCTACCAGAGTTTTAAACTGTGTTCTTGATTTAGGAAAACCAAGACCTGTCAACCAACCATGTATCTCTCTATAATTTTCTAAGTTTTCATCTACTAAGAAACTCATTTCTAATTCAGCAAATGATAATTTAACGCCAGGTAATGGTATATCTGCAAGTGGCGTTTCTTGTTGAATGCTAGATAAAGTAATACCTGGTATATTGACTGCTGTACAAAAGTATTCAACCTTTGGCAGTTTTAGTATTTGAAACTTAAACTGAGTAGGCGA